CAGCTCACTCCCACTAGGTTCTCACCAAGACAGGCCATTTACACCAAACCTACCGAGCTGAGTAGGTTCTTGGACACATTCACACATTATTTTTGGATTTTCAGTTTTCTTATAAAATGAGATTCAACAGAATCCGAAGATCCTCAACATCCGTTCCAGCGTTCCATTTCCTTCGCAAAAGCTACTCCACATATCCTTTGTACCAGTCCACAAGATAGGATCTTGACAAGCAAGTCCCACCTTTATCAGCAACCCAAGGCAAAATTCGAGCATACATTTCAGGGTCAAAAGCGTAAAGACGCAAATAACTCTCCAATTGCTCAAGTTTAAACTCGGATTGCGTATAGAGTGATGCCAGATGTTTCATCCGATAAGAGGGTAGACATTCATTCAAGTCAAATTCATGACCTGCAAACTCCACCTTCTCATCATTAGCAAGTGATACAATTGAGTATTCCCTGCAGATACATCCAGCCCTCTCCAATTCTGACCGATACCTCTCAACGTTTTCCATCAGGGCTTGCAAGGTATCGTCGCCTATCACTTCCGGCATGCTTTCGAATGGGTCAAGACTCATTCTGAAACACGCTAAAATATGCAATCCGACTTGGGCCATACCATTCCAAATGATCGTACCTAAACAACCAGACTTCATGATACCTCCCACACCTAAACTAAACCTATTTGGACCTACAGCAAAAACAGGATAGTAGAATAACGCATACAGTCGATTCCTGATGATTGTCTCTCGAAGAGGATCGGAGAAACCACAAAAGCGTATCATCAACTCAATTAAGAGTCGAACAATCCACATTTGCATAGTCCAATCCCAACATTTCTTATCAGCCATCAATTGCTTCTCAGACGTTAGTTTCATGCGTCGTGCCAAATATCTAAATCCGCCCTTGTAAGGTGTCCAGCCCGCTTTATTGGGTGTCGATGTGTAACCCTCAGGGGTATACAACAAATCGAAATAATCTCCAAATAGCAATCTGTCCACTACACAGTCGGTAATCCCTACCGAGGATATCATGCGCCACGCTCCAACTTGTTCCTTGGTGCGCTTATGCAATTCATCCTTGATAAAGATATTTATATCATCAGCAACAGGTCTTGTTTCAAGATCCTTCAACCTGGCCTCAACAGCTAGGTAAAGTTCTTCAACATTCTGCATGTTCAACGTTTCATCGTCAAGCATCAAAAAATCCTTATTTGTCTTATAAGTTTCCTTCCAAGGGAAACCAGGCGAAGAATTCATGTCAACTTTCCGTAAAATGTCAATAAACAAACGTCTTGATAAGTAACGCTTTGGCAGATGCTTTATCGGCTTGGCATAGATTGTCTCCATATTATTCATCACAAAATCAAACTCCTCCTTGGTAGGAGGTTTGGTATGCTCAAGGACTTCCTTGTGCATCCCTAAATGATATTTTAGTGATTCGTAAATTGAAGGATCATCTCTGCTGGGCCAAACAAACGCAGCTTTCAAATCATCGGTATCAACGTATTCTTTGTCAAAGTAGTTCGTAAATTCCGGGTCAATTTTCCATGTCGTCGTCCGTGCGGGTTTTTTCCGGTAATGGGGTATCTTTTGAGGATTCAATGGGCAATCTCCGCCGCAGCTTTTTGAGCCGCGAAGCTCTCGATAACCTTCAGAAAGGGGTCCTCCGGAGTAGTCGGTGAGAGGCTTCTTGGAG